ACCGCATCTTCTCTAAGTAAGACGAAGTCTTACTTCTCTCCGGCCTTGGCCGGCGACACCCACTTAATAGGGTGTCGACCACCTATGCTTGATGTCGACGGCAGTAGGACGTCCTGCAAAACGCAAGTGATCTTCACTGAACGGTTCGAACCGTCCAGGTAGAAGACACTTAACAAGTGCACCACTCCCATCAAGAGGACTTTTCCTCTTACGTGGGACCAAATGCATAGCCTTGACTAAGGGCTTATGCAAAGTGGGATGCTCTTTCTCGGATGCGTAGCCGAGAGAGCATGTTCGCACAAGTCCAGGAGATGTATCGAGACCATTGGGGAACGGTATCAATCGTTCCAACAATGTATCAAGATACCTCGCCGTCTTCCAAAGACCGAGTAAGTAAAATCGGTTCCTCAGAGACACTGTCGAGGCAATCTCCTGTGCATTTTGTCGGTGTAGGGGAAGAACAGTACGAACACGACTAATGGATACATCGTGCCCGTCATAATATTCTTTCCCACAAGACTCTCTGAACTTCCCAGTCCAGAAAGACTTGTTACGGTTAACTTGAAAGCCGAAAGCTTCAAGCTCCGATACAACCGAATCTACGTATTCTACGGGAACAATAATATCGTCTCCGTAGACGCGCACCCTTCCATAGAAAGACGTAATGTCTTTCTTGGTAAGAGGCCGGTTGAGCGCTTTCTGAATTCCTAAGAAGACAACGGTGCAAAACACCAAAGCTTCAAAAGGAAAACACAGCGCTGAACCCATAGACGCAAACTTGGCAAGGCGTTTTACGCCAAAACCAGGTATATCAGCCTTCCGTGATCTGCAGGAATCAACAGCTCGGAAAAGAGAGCCGTAATTCTTAAGCATAGCACGTACATGCTGATTCGAAACGCGGTCACTTGCTTCACTAAGATCTAGCGTTGCAAGACTAAGGTCAGAAGACCCTAGTTTCGCCAAGGCTTGGTTAGGAACCTGTGACGAGAACTCAACGAATTGAGATGCGTTGTCATCGCATCCCATTTCGGTGACGAGACATTGCAATATAGCCTGCTGTGTATATTGCATCGCAGTAGGTTCAATTGCAATGATTCTCGGCGTTTTGAGCGTTTTAGGAACAGTGATAACCCTAACGGGTATCTCTGCTCCGGGTTCGAGAATGGAGATGTCTTGTTGATGCGTAAGAAATTCAGAGTAGGTCGAGAAAGCAAACTCGGCCATCGGAAACTCACGCTCAAGACGCGCGGGCCAGCTACGCTGATTCCACTTGAAGTTACCAACAAGTTTATCAGCCGTTGCCCCGGGTCCATGCTTAGGGTATACACTCTTCGTGTATACAGCCTTATCACAATCTGATAATAGCTGAGCCCATAATAGCACGGACATCCGCATGAAAGCTTTCCTTTGTAAAGGAAATAAGCGATCATATCTCTTAACATCCTTCTCACACTCGATGTACTTGATGATAGCACGATCTATCCTTGCATCACTGCAAGGCAGATTAATCTTGCCAAAGGCGAGACAAATCTGACGTATAAATCGGATAGCATCAATCGAAGGTACATTGAGCAACCGACCACTAGCGCGGTCGAAAATGAGGTCTAACAACCCACCGAGGAACTCGGGAGTTGACCCTTTCCTTTTAAAACCAGGAAAGAGAGAGATATCCACCATTCCGTGATCCAGAGCAATCTGGAAATCATCACCGAATTTTGGAAGAGTTATCGTTAAAAACGATAAGCCCTCATTTTCAACTCGAGTTGTGATTGTTTTACAATCACGACTGGTACTTACGTGACACCAGATTCCTGCATCAGCAAGAATCTCTTCTGCGAGTTCAATCAGGCTTTTCACAGTTGCTCCTAAAAGAGTTAGCTGTCCTTAGCCTTGACTTGCAGAACCTTCTGACACTCTACAGCTCATCCCTTATGTAAGGGAATCCTTGTTGAGGAATCAGAACGTAGAAGTCGAAGAGACTTATACGTGATTCCGAGACAGACGGTCATCGAGACTACAAGAGTAGTCAGCACCACAGCCAACGTTACGAAGGCTGGGGTGCCAACGATGAGCATCTAGTTCTCGCCACCCAGAAGCTGGGTGACCTTAGCACCCGAAGTAGCCGTCAGATATGCGAACAAAGCGTCGCAAACCTGCTTGGCTTCCGTAGTGGAATATCCTTGAAGAGGAGTATCCACAACGGCATAGACCGACATCGACCGCGGCACCTGCAAGGCGCTGTTGGTCGGATCGGTCGCGTACTTCGAGTGATCAACTCGAACGGTACGACGAATCCGCTTCCCATATTGGGAAGAAACGGAAAGTTTGACCGTGGAATCAGCAGAGGTAAAAGTACCACTGTTGATACCAGAGCCGGTTCTCGGAAGAGAAACGGCAATTGAGTTGATGGTAAGAGACTGAGGATCGGCAAAAGACAAGGCAAACTCCAGAAGGTGATCACTGGTTACTAGCCAGTAACTTAGATTACCCAAGGATTTCCTGGATAACCGGTGTCTCTCAGAAGAGAGACTTCGGTGCCTTCGTTAAGCCTAAAGCACCGAGGATGGACCACTGATGGTCAGTAAAACCATTAGGATTCAGCCCAAACCCAAAAGGCGTGGCGCGCACACGTTCCTTCGAAGTGAATTTGAAGGTATTGTGCACGGACCCCGACCAACCACTATAAGAGTGGAGGGTAGAGGTAGAGGTGTACTGTCTCAATACGGTTGTCCGCATGAGATAGCCCCACCTCAACACGAGGTTGTCCTGGCCGAGAGCAGTTGCATTGGTAATATTAACACCAATGTTTGCTTCCCAGTCAGCCAACCAGCTCCATGGAGTCAATTCCCACAGAACGTCAGGAGTTAACCTGACCCCAACTAACTTATTAGCAAGTTGGGAGTATCGTTCCATACGACCGAAGAATGAATCATCTTCGGATAGTAGGTACGAATACGCGCCTGTGAACCAATAACGTTGTGTTAAGACGTGACTGGAATGAATTGACGCAGACTCTCCATACCGGAAAAGGTTTTCGATATCGATTGCAGGGAAAATACCACCAGGAATGGCGGCATCCGCGCAAGGAAATCGAAAAACATGTTCAGGAGCAACGCCATTAGTCCAACCCATAAAATACTCGGGTTGAACTACAGCGTTCCTGATAACCGGAAAGGAGTACTTGCGGCGCAGTTCTTTTCCACTATTCTCACGATACTTCTTGAGAATGGAGTGGGCATTAATAAATGCCTTAAAGAACTTTTTCACATCAGACTCAAACGGTTTCCACCCGAACTGTACATTGAGGTATTCATCCCCTGCAGCATGCAGGGCATGTCCACGCTCTTTGAACAAGAACGAATGGCCGATGAGTTTGGGGAGACCTTCATGAAGTTCTCCCAGGAAAGCCGCAACACCTGAAACCGGAAGCGTTGGGATCGTCTTAGATATGGCCTTAGTGCCATATGTTTGATCGATCACAGGCCAGTCTGCAGAGACGTATTGGGGTACACCAGAAGGTGTAACCGATCCGTCCATAACTGCAGTACTGTACGCACGCGGATAGACACCAAGAGGACCATAGTAGGACACTTTTCCGTCACTACTAGCCAAATTGGCATTGGTCATCGACCTTTCCACTTTAATAGTGGAAAAGGGGTGTCCGTGATCATACGTGTTAGACTGCTTCAGAGTATTAGTCTCTTGTTTAAGGAGATCATCACTCCGATCAGGAACACGATCACTCAGGTCCTCATCACTCACAGCACGTGAGTTAGGATCAGACAGAGCCTTAAGAAAGGACCTGCCAGATCTAAATGAGGTAGTCTGCTGGACACAGGGACGCCATCCCGAGGAATACGTCTTACTGACATCAAAGATGCCAGAACGAAGTAAACCTCCAGTATTAGCATTTCTATAAGTAAAATAGAAAGGCTGATCTGTGATACGAGATGTAGTAACTGTGCCAGACATGGAAGCTCCTTAAGAGCTAGTAGAGACAAGGGCTCATACATACACTGTATGGATGAAGCCCAATTACGTCAGAGTGTCCACATAAGTAGACAGGTTACTAAGTACCGGGGGGGCCCTAAGGGGC